CCACATACATTTTAGGACCATACAAATCATCATAAACTATCAAGCCTTGTGCCGCTCCTGCCAATACCACTTTACCAGCGCCGCCGCCAGTTCTCTCAAGAGTTAATTGTGAGCTTCCGCCAGGTACAGATATATGAAGTTTAGTACCTGGGCTAGTCGTCCCTATCCCGACGTTGCCGTTATCTACAATAAATTTAACATTTTCACTAGCGTCAACTACACTAAATTGAACTGTTCCTGTTCTTGGTCCAACAATTATACTATTGCCTGTAGCGTCTAGCATCCAAGCTGTAGAAGATCCAACTTCGCTATCTAACCTATATAATCTTGTACCTGCTAAATGACTAGTCCCATTATTTACTCTAAGAGTATCATAAGTTCCGTCTGATACAGATAATATCCCGCTAGGACTAGTCGTCCCGATACCGACGTTGCCTGTAAAAGTTCCGTCATCCGCTTCTATTGATCCGTCAATTTCTATGTCTGTTAAAAACTTTTTAGTTGCCATATATCTGTATGCCCTTGTTATTTATTTGTGTGTAGTCTTTACACTTGTTCACTTTTAGTTATGACTATCCGTTTACTACTATCCTATATTGATTTGTGGTAGGCGCTGTATTAAACTTAATGGTTATTGTATTAACAGATGTTAATTCCACAAAAGCCACCACCTCGTCATTACTAGTCGCATCGTAAACTTTAGCTTGTACATACTGATTATTCATGCCATGAGTTACCACTACTGTAGTTGTAATCTCGCTTATCAATCTTGTATAGGTCCTAGTATTTGTAAGCGTAGAGCTTACACCTAGATTACCTTTTAGTGTTGAAGGTGTCACGGCCCTTATTGTGTCAGTACCCGTGTTAACCTCTGTTTGTGTTGCTATCTCTATAATACCCTTAGTGGTTGTAGATGCGTCAGGTTCATCCCCTGTATTAGTTCCAGTTGAGGTGTTAATAGCATCAATAAGGTCCTTTAATACCTTACCCTGAGCCGCTGTAAGCCCTTCTGTGGTGCTTGTGGACGTTAAGGTGTTGTTTAGTGTAATAGCGTCTAAGAAGTCGCTCATATCGATTGTGAACGTACTTGCATCATCCCTAGTAAAGGTAGCTAAACCCGTAGCGCCATTAATTGACCCTGAAGTCAATCTAGCCAGGTTAGTGTCATCTAAATATGTAGCTAAGTCAATAGTGGTGTCATTACCCGCTTCGTCCGTGTAGGTGATTATGTTAGCGGCAATCCCTATAGATGTTAGTGTTTCTGTATCTAATCCATTAAGTTTTACCTTGTCATCTGCAGTCATTACACCCGCCACCGTAATTGTTGCAGCGTTTACAGTTATACCTGTACCATAGTCAATATCTATATCTACGTCAGTAGCATTGTGTGTAATGCTTAAGTCGTTGGAGGAGTGTGAATTTAAAGAATCAATATCCACCTGTAATTCTTGAAGCGCAGATTGTACGTTAGTGCTTGTTAAGTTCCCTGAGGCATTGCTAGGAACCTCTGAAGCTACTTGATCAGCTGTAGCGTTAGACTCTATGTTAGATAGTTTTGTCTTCTCAGTAGGCAGCAATAAACCTGCTTGACCTCCTGTAGCGGCTGGAATAGTTGCGTCGTTTCCACTAGAAGATGTAACAATACCACTAGAGGCCGCAGCCGTATATCCTAGGTCTGTAATTCCGTTCTCCCCTAGATCTATCCAAGATGTAGCACCTGCATCATAAACATAAAGAGTATTGACAGATGTATTCCAATATATTTGTCCATCTACAGGGCTTGATGGCGCAGCCGATAAATTTTGTACAACCGCATTTAAGAGTTGATTTTTATTTAAATCTAAGTCTACTAAGTGTTTAATGTTTGCCATTGCTTCTAATTTATGTACGCTTCACCCGAGAAGGCTGAGTTAAAAGTTATTTTTATATTGTTGTTATCTATGTGTTGTATTGCACCTACTACTACGGTCCCTGCTGTGTCTACGACCACACAAGAGGGTCTTTTATTTAATTGATGGTTTATTGACCAAGAAGCTGAGGGTATAGTTTGATCAAAAACATACTCTTTATCCTGTAGTATATTAGCGACAGTACCATCTGCCCTAAGATATTCTGTAGACGTACCTGTAGGCGTTTTAAATCCTGTAGCCTCTATGTTTACACTACTTTCTATTGAGTTTGTTGAGATAGATAAAGGCGTTTCATTACCTAGACCGTCCGTCACAACCTTGTCTGAACTAGTTAAATTCTCGTTATCTTTTAATTTAAGAACCGACTCATAGGTGTCCTTAATTCTTTGTCCTGTAAATGTTGCCATATTATATATACCACCCTCCGAAGTTTGTGTCTCTGTTAGGGCTCATTTCATCCTTTGTGTTAACTAGGTACTCAGGAAACTCATTTGGGTAGTTCTTTAAATAGTCTACCATCCTATCAGCGTAGTGCTGTGCTGTGTCTCTAGTGGCCTCTACCATCATATTAAGATCATCCTTAGTTAGCGTCTCAGCGGCTTCGCTAGTGTGCTTAAAAACTCCTTTATTATTAATGCTAAATTGACTAAATGGCAAAAACTCTAATAAAGCAAATTGGGCCAAAGTAGGTTTAATGTGCGTAATCATTAAGGTCTCATAATCTCCTGTTAGTGTGTTAGCTAAAACATCTGCCTGTAGCTTTTTATACAGTCTACTCCCTAATAACTCATGTACATGTATGTCCTGAGCTATCTCTATATATTGGATTACTCTATCAAAATCTAAATTTCCTGATATTGGTGTGAACCTTACAAGATCATCCCTGCTAATAAATAATGCTTTACTCATCTTATTTCTTTTTTCCTTTTGGTTTATAACTTGGGTGATGCCCTTTGTCGGCTCTATCTATCTGAGCCTCAGCTACTCTCCTGTCATTTTTAAATCTCCCACTAGTTGGGCTAAAGTGGTGTTTTTTAGCTTCTGAAATAGATGCCTTTTTTACTCCATTAAAAGCACCTCCACCCCATGGTGTCCCGTCCTTCTTTTTTCTTTTTATATATATGCGTCTTTCAAACTTGTGATGGCAGTTAACCCCGCCTTTATGCAACCACAAACTATATGGTTGTTTATTGTGGCCTAGTCTTGAATTTACGCCGTCTGCCTTCATTCTTATGATGTCCTCTTTACGGTATAATCTGTCAGCTCCTTCCATAGCTCTACAGAATGGGCGCATCTTTTTTCCGCTATTGCTTTTGCCGTACTTTTTTGAGCCTTGAACGTATGCGTAACGAACTTTGACAAAATTGTTATCCTGCTTGCTATCTTTTGCTCTTTGGTCCTCAGGAGCGAAGCTAAGGGCCACATTAAGCGTAGCGTTTAGCATACCCTCAAAATCCTCGGCCTCAGTCTCCCCGTCATCAATACGCGCGTCAACGCACACCCATTCGTCAGAGACAATTTCTCCCACTTTTTTAAGGTACATTAGTATTTCAGCTTGCTCCCTAGAAGTCTTACACATTATCTATTTTTTAAATAAGCACTCATTGCTAGATCTACAGCACTCGCTAGGTTTTGATCTACTTTATTGTCCTCCTCATCCTTCTCAGTTATCTTCTCGGCTTTTGGCTTCTCATCCTTCTCTTTGTATTGATTCTCCTCCTCTTGATTCTCCTCTGTAAACTCAATAGGTTGCGATGTTATAAAATACAACTCAGGAGCTTCTCCATTAACCTCTAGAACCTCTTTTAAGGCATCAACTATCTCATCCTGAAAGTTACGTATAACTGTAGAGTTAAATAGCTGTGAGGCTACCTTAATTTCATCTGAGTTACTTGCGAGGCCATTTCCACCGTCTTTAATTCCTAATAACATAGGGGACGTTACCCTGTGGCCCACAAGGATCTTGTGCATTGCTTCGTTTGCGAGGTACTCATAATGTGCAGGAGCGTCATTTAAAGATATATCTTCAACAGATGCTTTGTTGTCTGCAGACTCATTAAAAGCTACAATTACCTTTTGCCCCTTAGATCCTGTTAATTTTCTTTTAACGTCTTCAGAAATTTGCTGTCTTTGTTCAGCTGAAGGGACTCCATTGTTAAAATTTATAACCTTTGTACCACTAAAAGAATTTTTAGCCTCATTAAGTAAGTAGTCTGAGATCTCGTTTTCAAGCTCACAATAAGGTAAGGCTCCTGAGTATCCTACAGGGCTAAAATATGAATAACCTGAAACGTATGGCTTTAAGATTAACAATTCAATCTTCTCCTTTGAGTTCCCAAATGTAGGTATCTTAGTTAGCTTATCTGAAGGGCTCTTGTCTATCCAGTTAGGGTGGTAGTAATAGTTATTTATTACACCCATTTCATCCATCTTCTCAGGTCTTAAGGTGTGTATAGGAAAATGCTTTATACCTACCACTTTGCGGTTGTTACTTGCATTGTTGTATATAACCTGCATAGCAGCCATCCCTAACATTTTACGCTCTACGATAACCTTTTTAAGGTCTCTGTGGTTTATTAGTTTCCTAAGCTCTTTAACTTCGTTAGAATCCTTCTCAAGGCCATCTATGCAGATACCTTGCCCGTATATTAGATCTGATATAGATTTGATTGCAGCGTTGTTGGTTGCACTCTGTAGGTATTGCTGTATTAAAAAACTGAAATAATCATTATCTTCTCCATAAGATACATACTCCTTAAATTTATCTTCAATAGCTTTAGGCATTTCATAGGCCGCTAAGTTTGTTATAGTGTAGTTCATTATTCTAGTATTGTATAGTTAGTTGCCGTTGTTTTTTGTACGTATACATCCTCATTAATTGAGTAATCTAGTGTACTTTTTTGAGTCGTTTGAAATTTACCTCTATATACAACTTCTCCAAACAAGACACCCACTAAGCTGTATTGTGTTTCATCTTTTAAGCTAGATAGCTCTAAGGTTCTTATCTTTAATTCATGATAATATTTTTTAGCAACCACATTAGCGTTACCTTGTGCATTATTAAACTCAGCTAAGACCGTGTCATTTCCGTCAGCGTAAACGCTCCATAAAATATAAGAACTTTCAGCATCTTGATCTGTTAAGTTTATGTTTATATTTAAGCTTTGTATTTGAGTGCCTACTATGTTTATATAGTTCATTATTACTCTTTATTTAAAAACAATATACTAGCCAATATGATACAAAAAAAAACAGCCACCCTAAGGCAGCTGTTATTCTAGTTTTCATTTTGTTGGATTATACTCCTAAAGTTACTGAAAAATCTGTAGCAATTACTCCTGTGTATTGCTTAGCGAAGCCCTTCTCCATTCCTGCAAACGTGAGCTCATATCCTGATTTGTCACCTAATGAAGCCCCACTTGTAGCGGTTGCGCTCATTTCAGCTCCAAATTCTTCTCCCATTAACCAAACAGTCCCGTTGTTATCTTCAATTAAAATTTGTGGACGTCCGTAAGCTAATAATTTTACTTCTTTGTGAGTCGTAGCGTCTTGCTTCTTTAAAGAAACGACTAGCGTTTGCTCAGCAAAAGTAGTACCGTTATCGCGGCTTGAGGTTAGTGATTGATCAAAGGTAGATGTACCTCTTAGATCGTATTTAAAAGCGTCAGGTGTTGTTGCTGAGATTCCTGTAACCGTTTCATCAGAAATAGTTAGGTCTCCCATTGCTCCAAAGTTTACAAAGTAGATGGCGTTCAAACCCCCCACACTGTCTTTACAGCCTTCCAAACGCCCTAGTGTGATATTACATGGCATAATGTTATAGTATTTAAGTTGTTGATATTGATTTAGTTAAGAGCCCCTAATTAAAGGAGCCCTTTAGATAATTAGTCTGTTATTAAGACTGTGTTGTTAAAACGATTTCTGAACCGATAGCATATTGTACCGCTGCAGAATAACGCATTACAACTCTCACATTTTGTGATCCGTCGATATCTGCGAGGTCAATCAATTTTACAAGATTTTGGTCATTTTGAAGCCCGCAGCCGAAAAACATATTGTCCTTCATTCCTGCAACCATTTGCCCTGAATTTAATCCATTTGCTACAAATAATTTAACACCTTCAAAATCCATTGCAGTTTGACCTACATGGTAAAGATCTTTGTATCCTAAAGCTGCCTGAGCTCTTACATAAGATCTAGCGTCTGCTTGTGAGATATAGATACTTAGTCCTTCAGAACCATAAATAGTCTCAGGAATAGCGTCTACTACGTCTCCAAGGCGCTCAATGATGTTAGCTGCAGTCGTTGCACCTGTGAAGGCTACATCTACTACATCAGCATCAGCTGCCATAAGGTTAACTAATCCGTCAAATTTACCCGCTCCTGTTCCGTTCCAAATGTTAGTCTCTACGTTAGCAGCTACTTTACCTGCTACATGACCTATAAGGTATGCTGCGAAGCTTTTTGGTAATTCGTCAAAAGATGAAAATCCTTGCTCAATTGAAAGCCAGTCCGACTCAAAATCTTTTTTACAAAGTTCCAAATTTACTTGAAAATCTTTTACTTGTAAGTAACGCTCAGTTAATGTAACTGAAGATGTTGCTGCGAAGTCACATGAAGCGTCAGCTACTATGTCTCCTACTGCAAGCTTCTGCATTACCTGCTTATACTTAATGTTTGGTTTTACTGTGATTCCTCCTTTATCTAAAGTAGGCGCTGATAATAAAGCCGCGGCTATAAATCCTTGTGCTTTAGCCCCTGCGTAAGAGGTCGTAATACTAGTTGTTGTTGGCATTGTTTAAAATTTAAAATTAATTATTATTGATATATTTGAAAACTCTCTCTTGAATAGAAGCTCCTTTTTTACCGATGCCACTCGCTGACTCAGACCTGACTACAGCCTCAGGGCTATGTGTCAATCCTTGTGGTGCTGCTTGTGGTATTTCGGGTATAGGATCTTCTACTTTCATAGCATCTGCTAAGATTCCTTTTAGGTCCGCTAGTTGTTGCTCTAGTGCTTTTACTCGCAGGTCCTCTACGGGCTCCTCAGATACTACTTCAGCTGCAGGCGTTTCCGCTACAGGCTCTGCTACAGGCTCAGCTGCAGGTGCTACTACCTCAGCCACTACAGGATCAGGTGTTGGTGCTACAGGCTCTGCCGCAGCTTCAGGTGTTGGTGCTACAGCTTCATCTGCAGGTGTTTCTGTCGCTATATTTAAAGCTTCAGCAATCTTTTTTAGGGTGTCTTTTGCGTTTAACATAAATTAATTTAAGGGTTTGTATTTTATTTAAAAACACTATTAACAGAAATCTGTTTTTTTGTAGCACTAATGATTTTAGTTTTTTAACCACTTGTGTTGGATATTGTATCTTCTCTATCTATTTTGGTTATGTCACTAATTTGATTGCCACCGTATAAACTACCGAAACCTTGAGGCTTTGCATTTGGACCTCCGTACTCATTACCTACTTTTGGATATTTTGCTTTTATGTACATTAGTGTATTGATATTATATTAAGAGATAAATTATCTACAGTGACGTTATGGGTAGATGTGTAATTTTCAACCTCTAAAGTTATTTCATCTAAATTTACTAAGTCTATTACTGTCTGACAAACAACATTTGCAGCCTTGCCACCTGAGTCTGTTGTGACAAACCCCTCAGAGTCTTCTACTATAACACCATTTTTAGATACATAAAACGCTAAGTCTTGGCCATTACTAGACTCCACAGAAAAAATAGCTATAACTTGAGAAGTCATACTATCTCCATTATATATAACAGAATTTAAGCCTTGAGCAAATCCGTCATTTACTGAATAAATAAAATTTCCGCTTATAGTTTCGGGTGTGCTTACTGTGTTAATTACAGTCTCAGTTGTGTTCTCGTGCATATAAACAACGGCCCTTTCAACTTCGTGGTCTTTTAAGTATTCTGTTGACGTGTGTAAGTATGCTCTTTGCGTGTTGTTATTTATTACAGCCATATATCTATTATTTATATCTATTATTTATATATTTTCTTTTACTATTTGGCGTATCATATCTAGAGTTTTATCTAGGACCTCATCGCTAAAATTCATATCACTTTCACGTCTTAGAGCGTTAGAAAATTGTCCTTCTATACTGAAGCCAAAAACCTTATCGTTTTTTACGTAGTTGTCCCATACATCCTGGTCATCTACTTTCATGCTAATTGCCCAAGTCCCCTCAGGTAGATTTAAGCCGTATTTAGCGCTCTTGTCTAGCTTAGAGTCTTCTACTATCCAGGACTCAAAAATGGTCATCCCAGCTAGTTTAACGTCGTGCTCTAGAGTAGCATTGTTTTGATTATTATTTTTAAAGAAATTCTGTGCTGTCTTAGCTATCGTCTCCTTAGAAAAATATATGTAAAAGTCTTCAGCTCCATTCTCACCTTTGCGAAAAATTGGTTTATCAGGTATTAGGGCCGCTCCTAAGAGTACTTGTTTATCTTTTGATACTTCAGCTAGTAAAATAGGTTTCTGATCACCTAGGGCTACCCAGTCACTCATAATTGCTGGCGTATTAACCAAACTAACAGCGCTTACACCTAGCTGGTCATCTTCGCCTAAAAGCATTTCGTAAATTTTCATATTATATCTTTATTTAAAAACAATTTTATCCGAGACTTGCTTCGGTTTCTGTGTTGCGCTGTAATGCTTGAGTGCTCGTAACGTCTTCAGCTACTACATAGGCTCTCATGGGTCTATTGTTAGCTCCTGATATTGTACTGCCTAAAAAGTTAGCGTCATTGCTAGTCTGCCCTATAACATTAAAAGCGGGGGCTTGAATGGCCGCACCACCTCCTGATCCTCCAAAGTCTTGGCCCCCAAATCTAGAAGTGAGTTTTTTCATATCCTTCTTTTGCTTTGCCATGTTTTTGATCATCATACCCGCTTGAATTGCATACGTAGCCATAGTGATAGCATTCCATGGAGGTCCGAGTTTACTAGCGTTAGCCATACCCACCTGCAAAGATCCTTGTTGTTTTATTCCATCTGCAGCCATTTCCATGTTAGACTCTGTCGCTTTTGCCTTCATTGTCATAGCTAGAGCCTTCATTTTCATAACGATCTCAGCTAGCATCATAGCCTGCTTCATTTTAAGCATTAACTGACCTATCTTTGACTCCTCACCTGAGGCCATTATAACAGCATCTAAGCCATCAGCTAAAGTTTGTTTTTTAAGCTCTAAAATACGTGCATCCTCCTCTTGTTTTTTGATCATTCTGTCCTGATCTGCTTTAAAGCTTAGGTCAGCATAGTACTCTACAATACTTGCTTTTAACATCTCCTTCTCAGTAGTCGATACTTTCAGTTGTTCTAGCTCTAGTAAATGTGCCTCTTTTTGCTGTGCTAAGTTCTGAAGTGGATCGTCTGACTTTATCTTAAATTTAGCATCGAAGTCGTCAAATATTTTCTTTTTAGCTTCTTTATTTAATAGCTCCTGATCTATTACCTTTTGATTATATATAGCATTTATAGCTAGAGTGGCTTTACCCTTCTCATCGTCACTCATTTTATGCAGTTCTAACTCAGCTAAGTATTGTTTTCTTTTAACTTCAATAGCCTCTAGTTTAGTTTTAGCTTGCTGATCTTGTTCTAATTTTAACAGTTTTTTAAGAAACGCATTCTTAGCATTAAGTTCCTTATCTACTCCTCCCTTTTTAGCAACTCCTAGCTCATTAAGTCTTTTGATCTCATTTTCTATACTCTCAATAAACTTATTCTTAGCTCTGATCTCAGCCTCTGTAGTTTCAGGCATAGCTTTACCAACGGCTAGCAATGCTTTTTGAGCTGCTATAAGACTACCTAGTTTCTTTGTAGCTTCACCATCGGCAAGTGTATTCTCATCTGTTAACTCAGTATTTTCGGCTATAGTCATTCCTAGATCCTCCATCAGGCCGTTTTTAGCTGATGTTAGAGAGCTTGTAATCTCCATAGATTTGTTATAGCTGTCTTGTGCTCTTTCAGTGCCTTTAAGGCCATTTCTAAGCCTTCTGTTAGCTATTTCTAGATCATTGAATGACATCTCAGTACGCTTAAGATGTATTTGCTGTTGCTGTGCTGCAGCTCGCTCCTGTAATGTGCCCTCAGTTTGTTCTAGATTGTGCTGTTTAGCGTTCTGAGCTATAGCATTCCTTAGTTGCATTTCATTCTCAAGCAAGGTCTTCTTATCCTTTGCTGCGTCATTTAATGCCTCTTGTATCTCTTCGTCAGCCTCCTGAAGTATGATCTTATTAATTAACATCTCGTTAACTTCTCCAATAGCAGCACTTAATTGCTCGTTAGTGGCCTTCTCAGCGTCAATATTTTTTAAAAAGTCAGGATATTCCTTTTGTAGTTTTTCTATGATCTCAACACGATCACCCTCAGATGTATTTGTGTCTAGTAGTTGCCCCTCTAAAGCAAACAATGCAAAGCGCTCCTTATCTAGCTCTTCACTTAATAGTGTTGTGGGTGTTATAAAGCTTAATATTGCTGTAGTGGCCTGTATAAAGCCTCTAGCTATTTTATTGAGCATTCCCTCACCGTCTTCTATAGATAGTAGAAATCCTTCCCATGCACTAGATAACTTAGTGGTATCACCTGCTAAATTGTCTAGTTTTACCTCTGCCATTTTCTTAGCGGCTCCTTCAGCATCTAGAAATTTCTTCTCTAAGCCTGCAATGTCATCCTGTCCACTTGCTAGAGTAAGGAATGTTTTACCTGCTACAACACCTACCATATCAATAGCGGTATTAAGTGGATCTGCCGATTCTCTCACTTTTTTCATACCATCTGCCAATGATATACCCTTCTTGTTAAGCATTATAAAGGTCTTAGCTAGTCCCGTTCCTGCTATAGATCCCTTTAGTCCCCTATCTGCTAAAACCCCTAGTAAAGCCGTCGTTTTCTCTACAGATACGTTTGTAGCTTTTGATACAGGAGCGACTAACTTCAATGATTCTCTTAATGAGCTAAATGACAGTGCTGAGCTAGATGTACTCTTGGCCATTACGTCTACAACCCTTTGAGTCTCTTTTGTTGATAAACCAAATGATTTGATTAATGATCCTGAAAACTCAGCTGCTTCTCCTAGATCAACTTCTAAAGATGCTGCTAGATCTAATATTGCACCTGTTGAATTTTTAATATCATCAGTCTTGAAACCTAACTTTGCTAGCTCAGTTTGCAGTGATAATACCTCACTAGCGGTAAATGCTGTTGTGGCTCCTAATTGCTTAGCCTGATTACTAAGCTCACCCATTTCTGCCTTACTAGATCCTGTTACGGCCTCTAATGTAGATAGAGCCTTCTCAAATTGAGTTGACTTACTAAGTGCCGCTCCTAAGCCTGCTACTAAAGCACCTAATCCTACTACTAAAACCCCAACACCGCTCGATATAAGTGCCATAGTCATAGACTTGATGCCTCCTGTTGCCGCTGTAGCTGAGGCCGCCACTCCTTTCAATGAAGTCGATAGTCCACCCGCTGCGGCTGTCCCTGCGTTTAAGCTAGTTGCTGCATTTGATGTAACCGACACATGAACTCTTCTAGTTTCTTTAGCCATTATCTGTATGTATTATTATATCTAAATTTCATGTATCTTTTAAGCTCGCTCCATGTCTCAGGATACTTATATAGTCCTTTAGCCACATTGACGGGATAGCTGTCTTGTTCTGTGGTCCTTAGTAGTTTTAGGATTATATCTATCATAGTCTTTATTTAAAAACACCGTAGTGTTATTCTAGTAGTATGTTAAAGTTATGTTAAAAGCTTGTGTATGTCAATTATTTTGTCGATATTCAAAACTTCTTTAAGTGAAACAGTAGCCTTTATGCAAAAGTCTCTATAAAATCACCACTTCTACCTATAACAGACCCTACCATGTCGATGTCTACGTCAGTATTAGGAGCTAATAAGTACCTAGAAATCAGTCCCGTGGATGCATCTACATAAGTGAAGTATATAGACTTAGTAAGGCTCTCATTCTCGATGTTCCTTGTTTGAGTTTCAAAGTGCTCTAGCTTAGAATTACCTACTAAAGTAAGATCCAATTTGGTTACTCCTGAAAGGTAGTTAGTTTCTAAGGAATTTATGTTATAGAATTTATTACTTATTAGAAGCGTATCTGAAAGCTTTAAATTGATTAATTGAGACTGTGGTATATGAGCTGTCAACTTTACCTTGCGTTTATCTTCGTCAAACATTAAAGCTGTAGTACCTCTGTAGAAACTATGCCATAAGCCATTACCAAACATGTTAAAAGCAAACCTATACTCACTTAGTTCCTCACCAAAGTACAACCCTACGTCGCTGTATAGGCCTACAGGTGTTTCTAAGCCTACTTGATGCACATTTGATGGCATTGTATATACTGTGCTAGAAGATACCGTTGAGACCGTGTCAAAAGCTAATTGAGATACACTACCTGTAAATGTATCAGGCTTACATATATAAGTAAACATAGGCTTAATAGATTGTTCAGATCCACCTACGTCGCTAAATAACGTATAACATACCCTGAAGTCATCGCCATTGCTAAGGTCATCTAAGGGCTCTATAGGAGATCTTTGATTCTTTATCTTAAAGTCATAAGCACTACCTGATAGCTTCGCACCTTCTTCTCCTATTAATTCGTATCTTATTTCACCGTAATTTCTACCATTAACAGCCTTGTATCCTTCTTCTAAGGCCAATACAGGCTCCTCGAAGCCCATTAACAAACTAGAGTATAAGTTAGGCTTATTAATATCATATCCTGATACATCCACATATTTTGTGATATCCTTAACAGATCCTTCACTCATGAAATGATCATAGTGTTTAGTAGATATATTTAAGTCAGAGTCAACCTCAGCAATTACATTAAATTGTTTAAAAATAGAGGTTAAAAACTCCATTATAGTCATAGTAGGTAAGTTCTTTTGAGCGTCATAGGTATTAGCTGTCCCCACAAGAGCATCTGCTTCTAAAGATGAAGTTATCGTAGGATCGTAGTACCATGTTTTAAAGAGGTGGTTACCAACTTGATTAGGTATATACTCTTTATTATATCCTATTATTGATACCCTTATATCTACGCTAGGATTACTCTCTGACTCAACCTCAACCTGAAATATCGCAGGGTTTCTGTTTCCTAGTACTATAAAATCTTCAGTATACGCATCTGACTCACTTATTTCTCTAACTACCTGACCACCTACTTTCAATTTAATGTTTGCTGTAGTGTTAAAGATTCCCTTTACTCTTACCTGATATTTTCTGTCCTGTCCTAGCAGCATAGTCTCTTCACTTGGATCAAAAACAAAGCCATTGCTGATCAGTTGAAAATCAGGAATAGAACCTGATAATAAAGTAAAGTTATTAGCTATAGTTGAATTAAGACTCCCTGATCTAGTTTTGTCTGTTTGGTGAAGCCAAAGATACAGCTCTCTTATGTAGTCAGATTCTAGTACTCCTGTGAAATTAAAGTTGTATCTAGTCTGTATTTTGTCTAATATAGCCCCTACTGAAAGAGCACCTATTACATCCTCTTCACGTATACCATAACCCACTGCATTTGTACCTCCTGAGTATGCTATATTTCTAGCTCCTTCAATACCTGTGGCCGCTGTAGATGAATCAGCTATATATCTCGCTTTTCTACTAGCTAAAGGGAACATTAAGTCCCTAGGGGTTTGGTTCTGTATTTCAGACACAAAATCAAAGCTGTCATCATATAGGTCAGTGAAGTCTAAATCATTTAACCTATCCTTACCAATTTGCCTAGATAGCTCAGATAATTTACCTATAAAAGTAATCTTATAGTGCATAGCTACACCGTTGGCTATTCTAGCACCATCTATACGAATGTTTCCTACTTTGTAAGTAGTATTATTCATTATAATTTTAGCAGGTATAAGCTCTCTAGAGTCGATACCATTATTGATATCTATATTGTAGTTGTGTTTAAAGATCCTGTTGTTTTTCTTACTAGCAGGAACTGTGAAGGTTTTACTAAAATCAGTAAATAACTTCTTAGGATCACTCATGTCTTTTACTACTGACTTGATACTAACCCCTTCGTCTCCAAACATATCTAAAATAGGAGTTTGAGTTACATCCACATTAAGGTTGTTGCTTGCATTCCATGCTACAGCATACGACTCCCATGAGTCAATTATATCACCCCAAGTCTCACCATTAGCAGGCTCAGGTATATTACCTATAAGTATTCTAATTGGTATCTTCATTATCTCACATTGTTTAAGTACTCAGAAGCTGATTCTATTGTAAAGGTGTACTGTATAAGCTTGTCATTAAGATGGTTTTTCTTAGATAGCTTTGTGTTAGTTACATTAACAGGTAATAAATTAGATCCGTTACTGTGGATCTTAGCCCATACATACTCACTTAGCATAAGCTCCTCTATCTGCATAACATAGTACTCATCTAGATAGTCCGTATTGATAGTAAATGATTGCTTAGAGCCCGTTAAGCGTTTTCTAGATGCATGCATACCATTACTGTAGTTCATGCTCTCTAAGTTGCTTATATTGCGTTTAAAGGTATCTGAGGTTGTAGCTATCTCTTCAGTATGCTTAAGAGTAAAAGCTAATGTATTTTTAGCACCCTGCTTATTAACATAAGTAAGTGTTATAGCTCTAGCCGTACCTGTTGCGTAAGACAATGCTGTGTTATCGTTGTTATTGTATTTATTGCAGTCAAAAATGTCATGCTTTACTAGATAAAAAGTACCATTAAAGTTGAATAGTACCTGAGTAATAGTTGTAGACAAACTCAGGCTTCTTATCTGCCCGTCAGAATCTGTTGAAGGCAATATAGCACTCTGAAGACTTGTACCGTTCGCAAAGAATATAGTTTTATTCCATGAAGTGCTGTCAGTAGGTTGTACTAGGTAAGAAAATAGACCACTTTCACCTTCAGCTCCTGTAACTCTAAATATCTTGTCATATCCTAGAGTATTTGGCTTAGGATCTTCAGGTAAACAGATATATTCGTCCTCAAATGTTTGGCCATTATGCTGTAGCCCTTCTGTAAAGACAGTGTAACCTTCTGTAGCTATATATGTAGCTTTTTGAGCTGCTATAAGAGCAAAATCAGTAAATTTAGTTTCTACCCATACCACAGCCGATCTGTTTGAATCATCTTGAGTACAATAGTCCCTTACTAGTTCAGATATCTCTAATGTGGCCTCTCCTCCTATAGCTTCTTTAGTTAAAGTATATGTTGCCGCTGTTGGTTTGTCAGTAGATACGTCTCCTGTCCAAATCCTAAGCTGTAATTGCACTGTAGGCTCTGTAGTTGCTAGTTGTACGTAAAACGGGCTCCTTGTGTTAATCTGTCTGTATGCCATTGTATTGTTATTTTAGTATTTTAACCATTCTAGACCTAGCTAGTCTGTTTGTTATTTGATTTGCAAAGTTTTTCTGTATGTCATCTGCTATGGCATTGTGATACGCTCGCATTGTTACCTTATATCTTTTATTAAAAGGCTTCTCAAAGAAACCTGTCTTTTTAATACCCTTCTCATAGATTGATCTAGCTATAACAAAAGCTAAGCCCTGAGATAGACCCTTCTTTTTAAGCCACTTCCTGATAGGACCAACAGGCACAGTCTTCTTACCATTCCTGAACTTATTAGGACTTTTAGCGTTGACTATATAGTTACTTTTAGAACCTCTCACACCCTCATCTAAGAACTTACCATAGTGAGCCATTTCAAATGTGACACTAGGCATTGCAGATCCACCTGTAAACTTACCTTTAATATCTCTATTCATTTTGGAGCTAACAAACCCCTTAAGAGACTTATATAGCTTACCACTTACTTTGTGTGAAGATTTCTTGCCTCTACTCGTGCGGCCCCTAGTTAGATTAGCCTTAGACTGAGCTATTACATAGCGTTTATAGCCATCCATTACACGCCTTGCCTTAGGATATGTTGAGGTCATTTTTAGCACAGGTCCAAAGTGTTTTTAATGATCACTGTAAACTCCATTCCACATCCTGCCAGCTTATCTTCAAATCTCTCACTAAAGAACTCGATACTTACAGATTCATCCTCTACCTGAAAGCCTTGAGCATATAGGTCGCCTCTCATTAGCTCCTGTATTGTCTTAGTAGCTGCAGCAAACATAGAATTTAGCACATAGTGCTCATTATCATTTCCGTAAAACTGATCTGTTTGGGCCTGCTTTTGTTCGTCTACAATATCCAAGAATAACACTGACATATCTACATAGGCTACGCCTTCTCCTATCCTAGCTGTAGACATTCCTACATGTGCTAAAGGAAAAATATTCTTTTTAAGTAAGTCAACCTCAAAGAGATCACCGAATGTGACCTGATTGATTAGTTTATTATTTTGCAACTCAGACCTTATAGCATCTGTGACTTTAAAAATGTTATTCATATCTTATTTTTTTCTATATTGTGCCCTTTCAATTTCTGCCTTCTCCTTATCATATTCTAAAAACATTAAAGCTTCAAGGTGATTCATTTCTGTTACTTCTGTATACTTTGTAGCCACTCCTCCGCAAAGAGCGTAGATAGAGTTGAACCATCCGTATTTCGAGGCGAATTGAGACTGTCTGCTATAGTCATTATCGTCCCCTCCTGTGTCTTCAAATAGTCCTGTGAATCCTTTAGTAACTCGTTCACGATACTGTAAAAAAAAACAATAGCTGCACTAATTACCCCTATAGGCGCCTGCTTCATTAGCTCATGTGATTCCATGCTTGCCTCATAGCCGTTAATAGTGTAAAGATCACCAAAACTCTTTAATACAGGTCTATACATAACAGCTGCAGCCTTGTGAAACTCCTTAGGGTTACTTAGCCCTTGCTCGAGATCTATGAACTCACCTAAAGACATGGCCTGAAGATCAGGAATGAACCCGTACTCAATGCCGTCCATAGTGAACTTAGTATTGAAGGGTATTTGTGTATTTAGGATCTCTAAGATCTCATCTGAAATGGCTTGAACCTCAGAAAACCTCATCTTAGATACTATCTTAATATCTACACCACAGAATATCTCAATGGTCTTAAACATAAAAAATTCCTTCTCCTGATCCTCTGTATTGATCAAAGCAAATCTTTGGTATTGCTCTAGTGTAATGTCGTTAATTTCTGTAGGGACTTGTATCTTCATTTGATCTTTATTTAAAAACAGGTCACTAGTAAATAAGTAGCCTCAAAAAAAATAAAAAAAAAATTTGGAGTGTATATATATTAATTAGTATATTTGTCACGGTGCCCTAAAGTCAACGGTAAAATAGGGCATAAAAAACGAAACCCACAACTTAATGCAGGTTTTATTTTCTTAGTCTCTTAATACCTCATTTGATACAATCAGGTTGTAAACGTCATCTAGCAGATCAGTATCATTTAACATCTCCTTGCTATCTATATAGTTTTCAAGATCTCTCATGGCATGAAAGTATCCTAGCTCATAGTTTTTACGCCTCACAGCTTCGACCTCTCTATTCTCGTGTAATTCATCTAGTGTGTTCATTAGTAGTGGTTTAGTTTTAAAGGGGGTGTTAACCCCCGTTAGTTATTATAGTGATAAAATTGTCTTCTCGTTTGCTTCGATTGTCTTCTGTATTAAATCAGTGTCATTGAAGTATAAATCCAATAGGCTTTTATAAGACTTTATAGTATCCCATTCTAAGTCTGTTAGGTCGTAGTTTTTATCGTTCCACTTTGTTACAAGTGATATAAGCATTTTTAGAGTTTCGTTGTTTGCTTTGTAGATTTCTTTTAAAGTCATAATGTTTATTTTTAGTGTTTGTTATTATTTACACTTCAAAGATACAATGGTTATTTAGTTAAACCTGAGCTTTTTTAATCTTTTTTTGAATTATTTTGCATCTGCTTCTTTATCAGTCTTTTACGATGTCTCTGATCTAGTATTCTTTTGCACCTGCTGAGGTGTTTGTTAGGAAACCAGGTAAAGTTAAGCAGTATATGCTCCAATTCCATAGTAGTACATTTATTTAAGTCTTTATCTGTCATATTAATTATATCCTATATTATGTAAGTATCTTTCAGTAGCTAAAGCCTCTCTTTTAGTTTTAAAAGCAGCTACCACCTCATATCCTAGTATGTGTCTGCCTTGGCTTTTATGGTTCCTCATTCTTATACTGGGTTGTGTCGTTATTCCTATATAGTGATCCTCAGGCAGATAGTATAATGTATAAAAATCGTTTCTCTGAGACTCAATATAAGCCTTTATTTTATCTTTAGACTTGGCTCTATATGTCTTAGACTGAGTATTTATGCATTCTTTACATACATAAGACAGCCCGTCTTTTCTAGTTTTATCTTTGTTAAATAAACCTTTGTCTTTTATTGCATTGCATTTTGTACATTCCTTCATGTTTATATAGCGTTGTCTATTTTCTCTATTATATGTCTAAGCTGTGATCTTTCAAATTGACCTATTAATTTTTCATCTATATGAAGGGTAAAATAATCTTTAGTAATTGCGGGCTTAATTATAATCTGTAAGTCTTTCATGTTATTTAGTTTTAAGGTTTAAAATTCTTTTGTTAATTGCTTTACGTCTTTTACTGCATGGCAGCTTATCTGCAATCTGTTGTAGTTTCTGTATTATCTGTTTAGTTGTTCTCATTTCTGTGTGCGTTTATTATAGTAATGTAGATAGATCTCCTCTACCTTCTCTGAGTGCTCATGCTGCTTATATACCTCAGTACCTACATGCTTAGCGTTACCGATCTCCAGGACCAATCTAACATAAGCTAGATTCCTTGTAGTCTTTCCTGTCTTATGTGTATAATACTGTTTAATAGGTTCAGCATATACCCTCAGATGGTTTCCTTTTAAGGCCCAACTCATGGCTTTTAAGCCTTTCATTGCTTTTGACTTATTCTAGTGACCCCTATGCGACCATTGCGGTAATGCTTTACCAATAGTTGTGTATCTAGTTCTACGACCTTATACGGCCTTATAGATAGCTTTACGAGTAATCTGTTATATATATTCATTTGCTTTTAATTTAAGGGTTAGTAATTGATTCTCTAAGGTCAGTCTGTTAACCTCTTCTCTAAGGGCTAATATAGCCATTTCTTGATAGTCTAGTAGTAATTCTGTTTTAGTGTCCATTATATTGTTGTTTTAAGTTCGTTCATATCTGCTATATACTTCTTATACTTTGCTACCCTCTCTAGGTCTGCAAAGTCTCCTAAAGATAACTCATAGTTAATAGTCTCTAACGCTCTCTCTATTCCTTTGTTGATTTCTTGTAACATAGTTTTTATATTTAGTTGATTTGTTTTTTGTAAAGATACAACTAATTAAATGTACCTACCAAACAATTATGCAACTTTTTTTAAAATAAAATGAAAATAAAATGTAAGTAGCTGAGGTGTAGCTGATTAGTTAATGAAGTATTTACCTGCATTAGGATTGCTGAGGTTATATGATATAAAATACCTGATCCCATCCAATAAATGGTTAAAATCGTCAATTGCAACCTCTTTGCCATCCTTCCAAACGTAATTGTTTAGCTCTGTAATAAGGTTATTAGATCCCTGATCTACAAATAGCTTGTAATCCTGCATAAGAGCGATACCCAAGTTAATAGATCCCTGTCCTTTAATACTAGGCTTTATGTTAAGGCCATAGTTAGACTTAAGCTCATGCAATAGCCGAGGTTCAGCACTGTCCCCTATAGTAAGCGTATTAGGGTACTTTAAGAGCTTCTGAGCAATATCTGAAGTAGTTAGCCCTGTAGCGTATATAATCTCTTTAAGATAGATCTCTTTACGTTTAACGTTTATAGATACTAATGTACCTGCGGTTGCATCATTCGAGAAGCCAAAATCTAAGCCTATACCATAGTGATCACCATTAGGATCAAATCTTTTAACCTCCCAATTAGTAAAAATAACACCATGGGCCACATCACGCCACCCTCCAAGGATTTGCGCTTTGTAGTCATCAGGGCGCTCTCTTTTCATCCTGTCTAAGTTAGCCAAGAATGTTTTATCTAAGTGCTTCTCATTATCTAAGTAGGTTGTATGTATATAGGTAGTGTCGCCTTCTGTGGTATTCTCACCACCCTGTAAGCCTCTACGTTGGAAAAACCTATCATATATCCAATGCGCTTTGGTAGTGGGGTTCATTACCATTATAACACGGTTCTGTGCCTCCTTAGATCTTACTGATAGATCAATCTTATCAAATAGTAAAGGATCAGGCATTTCTTCTGCCTCATCGAGTATCCATGTGCTTATACCATTCAAAGACTTAAGTGCAGCTGTCTGTGTACCCTGTCCTACCTTTAGACCTCTAAAGTATATCTTGTTACCTGTAAGCTTATTAGTTATGTCTGTCTTGTTTATAATGAAGTCATTATGTAAACCCATGATCTCAATCTTCTCATTCATCTCAGGTATAATAGAAGTAGATGCTGAGGTCATTGTATAGCGTGTAAATAGGATATTGTGTCCCTTCTCATAAGTGAGTAGCAATATCATTGTAGATATACTATAGGACTTACTAGAGCCACGTCCCCCTGTAATCATATAGTAACGCGAATTACTAAGAAACAAAGGCCTATACTTAGGGTTTAAAGTTATGCCGTTACTCATCCTCAAAAGAGATTAAGCCTCTTAGAGTAATATTGTGATCTACTGATCCTGAAGTGTTAAGATCAATCTCCTGCTTAGGTAGTCCTGCTCTATACTTTAGGAACAACTCAATAGCTCTTTGGTCTCCTGACTCAATGCGTTCTAGTAGCTTCTGTATTACTACGTCAATGTCAATATTGTCGTCTAGGATCTGTCTTATGTTTATAAGCTCCCCATTTGAAGGACGCCCACTGTTTGGTCTTGGACCTCCCCAATTATCTGATCCCTGTGCTCCGTTTGCTTTGCTCTTGCCTGCCATGTTGATTTATGTTGGTTTATTTAAAAACAATCTAAATTAGCTTTAGTAATCAATGTATTGATTTTCCATCATATACCGAATATTTTCATTTTAGACTCTAGATCCTTTATCTTAAGCTCAGCCACCTCTAGGGCAGCTTCTGCTTTGCGTGCTCTCACTACAGCGTTGTTTCTGTCATTACGTGCCTCAGACATAAGCCTAGTAAAGCTGTAATCCCTTAGCTCTAAGCTGTTTACATACACAAAGATCCTAAGGAATGCTGACTGCATATAGATCAGCTCCTCGTTGTCACTCTTTGCTGTCCACTTAATTAATAGATCACATATAAGGTTTTGATCAGCACCCTTCTGTAGGCTTTCAAATGTCGGATTGGTCATGTCTTATATAGCAGTTAAATTGTTTGTCTGTGTCATTATAATCTCTTAAGGCGTCTCTTATTCCTATAGCAGCCTCGAAGTCATTTATCTCGGCTGCCTCTTGTTCTGCTACTAAGACTCTTTCCTGAGGTACTCCTAAGCTCAAAGCGTATAAGGCCCCTACGTAATTAAAGTGTCTTGTCTCCTGATCTGTCATCATAGTGTCCCTTCTTTGTGGTACTGTGATAAATCTATTAATTCGTCAACAAAAAATGCTTTGTATATAGCGATTGCTGCTTCTAGTTTATCCTTACCTGATTGTAGTGTTTGCTCTGAGGCTTTAAATATACCTATATCTGTAGTGGTCTTATCTATTACTAACCAATAGAAGTCAGGCACGTTATAAAGTTGTGTATATAGGTAAGCTTGTAAGTCATAGTCATATTTCTCTATAGTGAACTTAAACTGATTTACACTACTACCATTCTTTAACGTAATATCCTTAAGTCCGTCGTTAGTTGTCTTAACGTCCGCTACATATTCTCTTTTTTTGAATATATCTGCTTTACTTCTTACAGCTAGTCCGTCTACTTCTACTAGGGCAGGTGTTTCTGTCTCTGCTCCCTTCATAAATGATACACAGCTATCGTTCTGTAAGAATGCTGCAGCTATTCTAGAGGCCATATACTTCTCTTTAAGCGTATAGGTGCTCTCAGCTCCGTTCTGCTCTTTAGCTAGTTTCCATTTAGTGGTATTCTTACTAGAGGTATCTACAAAGGTAAATTGTCCGTACTTCTCAGGTTCTAGTATCTCAGTATGTACTAGCTTACCGTCTCTTAATGCTTGAGTCTCTGTCATGCCTTTACGCTTCATGTGAGCGAACCACTTAGGGCTCTTTAGTAGCCACTTCATTGTACTATATGATAATACTCTATCTAGGTTAAGGTACTTATAGTAATATTCGTCTCCTACCATGTTATCTAATGTCTCAGATAGGTCTACTGTCTCGTGATTTAATAGTGTTACTTTCATTAGTCTATGGCGTTATATAAGTTAGTATCAATGTCTAGGTCATCAGCCCAATTTTCAAGATCGTATTGAGTGTCTATAGCGTTGTATAAGTCTGAGTAATTCATATTAGTTTTTGTTTAAGTGAATTGAAAGGTTTGTCTCTGCTTGGTCTACTTCTCCTAATGTAATACGTCCGTAGCGATAATCTACGTAGGCGATGTTTCTTAATAGTTGTAATGTGATTAATTTGTTCATAGTTATAGTATTTAGTGATTAATGTTTTTGTAAAAGTAATTATGATTATTGGTTAAAAAAAGCTTTTTATGATTTATTTTTAATTTAATTTGCAAGGGTCTAATTATTAAGCTATTGGATATAAATATCTTATCACTTCTGTACGGGGTTTCTTTAGCTTAACGTATGTTAGGGCATCAAATTCATCTCTAGCCTCTATATCTAAGTCATCTCTTTGCTGTCTAGCTTCGTCTTGAGCCATCATGGACCTCTCTACCTTTATAAATGTACTAAGCTGATTGTTCATGAAAGAGTCAATACGATCCTGTGGAATGCCTTCTAGCATGTCCTCAATAGTTTGAACCCTTACAGCTTCTAGATCAGCTATTCTAGCCTTAAGGTCTACATTCTCGCTATATAGTACTTTATTATGCATCTCATAAGCGTCTAAGATAGTCTCAGAGGCATCCTTACAGTCTTTAAAATCTAATCCACCTATTAGGCCATGTATTTCATTTACTCGTCTCTGAAGACCTGTATCCCATTCTATTTCTATCTTAAATTTCTTTATGCCGTGCATGATAGTTGCATGATCTTTATTTAAGTATTTACCTATAGCGTAAAATGTCTGTCCTTGAGCTCTAGCAAAGTGATAAAATAAATTTCTAGCTTTTACATACTCTGTCTGCCTAGTGATCTTCATTAGATCCAAACCTGTTGAGGTTTCTACAGCTTTTCTTATAATGTCTAACATATTTTTATAGTTTTTTTTTATAAATTTTCTTGTACCCATTTAGCCCCGAATATAGAAGCCTGTTTTTTAGTTTCAAAATACTCACTCACATATATATAGTCCTGATCATTTCCGTTGTAAAACTCTATGATTATATTCCAAGAGTCGCTCCCCATTCCGTTAGACTTGAAAGGGTTTACCACGTCTATAGTTAAGCCCCCGTGTGATAGTCCGTAATGAGATTTGAATTTTCTTTTTAAATTTAAAGTAGTCATAGTGTTTCTTTTGAGCAAAGATATAAACCTTTATTAGTTAAACCTGAGGAATATTGAATTATTTTTAAAAAAAAAGCCCTACATCTCTGTAAGGCCTAATTTCACTAGGGTTTAAACAAAACTAATAATTACCTAAAGCAAACAATATGCCTAAGGAAACTATTCCTATACACAGGATCTTCACTACTACTTCAATTGCTTTTTCATCTTTATTCATTATGCTTGTTTTTGGATTTCATTAATTAAATTAGCAACCTCATTGTAGGGCCTAGTAGATAAGTATCCTAGTATTTGGTTAACGGACTCAACCGTTAGGTTTATGTTTTTTTCTTCTTTTTCTTTTACTTTTTTCATATATCAATATTTATTGGTTAAAAATCTCTCTAGGCCCGCTAAGGCCCTCCATGCAACTTTTGCAAGGTGTAATTGTCCGTCAGTGTCTAAAGGATCAATGCTGTGATCTATTAGATGTCTAGTCAAAGCGTCAAGCTCGTCCTTAGACTTATCCATGTCCCAATGTAACGGCATGTTGGGATGGTGTTGATCATTACCTGCTTGCGAGCACTTAGCAACCTCCTTAATAGCGTTGGGGAAGTACTTAAGCACTCCTGAAAATACAGGGATTTTTTTTCTATTTGCTGCTTCTTGATTACTAAATAGTGGATTGTCTACCATCTCAGTAATGTCATTTGATACACTTTGGTAAAACCTAGAGCAGCTCCCTAGCTTATCACCTTCGCATGTGCAATTAAGACAATACATTATAAGACCATTAATTCATTAACAGCTGTCTTACCTCCTAAAATAACAGCGCACCCAATTGCAGGCTTTTTTCCTACTTTCATATAAGCCATAGCATAACTTTTAGCGTCTATGCCACAACCTACTTGAGTTCCAAATACTCTAGAGTTAGCTCCTACAAAATACTCAGTGTAGGCCTGGGTGTGTAAATGGCCCTGAACCGTTGATCTCATATCTGACCTGGCTTTTGTCTTAGCTGTACCAGCTTCACCATGGATGTATAAAACGCCGTCAATCTCTACGTCTGTTACGAATCTCCACTTAGGTGTATTTAGCACTTCTGAGTAATCCTTAATCCACTGTTTTGGCACGCCTCCTGATTGTGCCTTACGCATTATAATTCTATCGTGATTACCTACAGTAACGTGAGCGTCGGGCCATCTGTGGTAATATCTTTCTAGTCTCTTTATAGCTAGCTCCAGCTCCTGGCCACCTCCTAGGCCGTCCGCATCCGTCTCATGATATGAGCTGTAATGGTTATCTATCACGTCACCTATGAAAACCACTTGGTTACAGTTGTAACGCTCGTACACTTC